CCTTTGCACCAAAATCCGCAAAAATAAATCCTTCAAAATGAAAGGCCGACCCCCAATTCCGATCGCCATCAAGGCTCAGCGCGGCGACACCCGAAAACTGGGAGCCAACAAGTTCCAGGAGATGGTGGAGGACGCGCCCAAAGCGCGCCGCGGACGGCCGCCACTATGCAAGGCTACCTTCCAACTTCCCAAAGATGACGAGCAGGCAAAGGCGCGGATCCGCCTTGCGAAAGAACACCGGGATTACCTCGTCGATACCCTGGATGCCGACGGACGCCTAGCCGAAAGTGACGGCGGGATGCTTGACGCTCAGGCCTACTGCTACTCGCTTCTGGTCGAGACCGCCCGCGTTGGCAACACACTGGAATACGCCCGGCTGCACCAGCGCTACATGCAGGGCGCCGACCGCATGGCACTGAACGAATCCGCGCGGGCGCGCCTGCCGCGGGAGGCTGGAGAGTCACGAACAGTTGAAGACGTGATGTTTGGCTAAGTGAATGCGCGTGCTGAAATATGCTCCGTATGCAGTACTCCAGCGTGGTGCGAGTTCACCAGAAAAGGTCATCCGTATTGCTTGGCCTGCAAGGTGGAGCGCTACTTCGACCGGTTCCTGTACCCTCCGCTTGGCCTGCGGTTGATCAAATGGCAGCGCGACACCATCAGGACCATCTACGGTTCAGCAAGTCCCGATACCGGGCTCAGGCGCATTCGATCGGCCTACATTGAGGTCCCAAAGAAGAACGGGAAATCGTTTTTGATCGGCGGACTGCCAATTTATCACCTGGACATGGAGCACGAGAGAAACCCCAAAGCGTTCGGGGCGGCGGCGGCAAAGGAGCAGGCCGGCCTTGTGTTCGAGGCGGCGGCGCAATTGATCAACGCAAACCAAAACCTGAAGGCCAAGTTCAACGTGCTGCCATCGACGAAAACCATACTGCGGCGCGACGGCGGTGGGACCTACAAGGTGCTGAGCGCTGACGGCCGCTTTGGTGCAGGCATTGAGCCTTCCCTGGCAATCAAAGACGAGTATCACGTATGGCATACCGCCAGATCTGAAATGCTCGATCAGGAGATGACCAAGGGCATGATTGCCCGCGGTGAACCGCTCGAGGTGAAAATCACAACTGCCGGCTCGGTCTACGACTCTCCTCTGTGCTATCGGGAGCACGAATATGCCAAGCGGGCGCTGAACGGTTCGCTAAAGAGCGACAGGTATTATGCCGCAATCTACAGTGCCGACACTGAGAGGTTTCACAAAGACCCCGATTACTGGAAGAGCCGCGAATCCCGAGAACTGGCCAACCCTTCACACGAAGCCCATGGCGGGTTCCTGAAGGACGAAGCTATCGTCGCTGAATTGGACAAGGCCATTGCCGATCCGGTGAGCCGAAACTGGTACCTGCGCTACCACTTGAACCTGTGGGTGGATTCGGAAGAGCGGTACATCAGTGCCGAAGAGTGGGCCAAGTGCGGCGGCAAATTGCGGTCCTTGGTTGGGCGCAAATGTTATATCGGTCTAGATCTTTCCGCCACGCTGGATCTTACTGCAATGATTGGCGTGTTTCCAGACACTGATGGAACCTACGATATCCAGGCTGCATTCTGGATGGGCGAAGGGCAGTTAGAGACCAGAGAGCGGCTGGACAGGGCGCCGTACAAACTATGGCGCGATCTGGGGATTCTTGATGTATCACAGAGTTGGGCAGTGGACGAGGAAGATGTCAGAAGAAAAATAAAACTATGGGCGGAACTTTACGACATCGTAGAGATAGGGTATGATCCGCGGCTAGCTACAAGCCTAGTTAACAACCTGACCAAGCATGACGGGTTTGAGTGCCGTACTATCCCACAGGGATACCCACACCTTACTGAACCTACAAAGAAGATCAAAGAACTTGCGGGCGCTGGTAAGTTCAGACACGGTAACAATCCTATTTTGAACTGGAATTGCGACTGCGCCGCCGCCACGGGAAACAGAAACGAAGGCGTGATGTTCGCGAAACCCGACAGGGGCAAGAGCGGTAAGCGCATTGACGGCATGTCGGCGCTGGCAAATGCTATGCACCGCGCGCTGGCGGCTTCCTCTGAGAAACAAAGCGTCTACGCGACTCGAGGTCTGCTCTCCATATGAACTGGCTCGGCAAAATCCTGCAGAAGTTCAGCGATGATCCGATCGAGCGATTCTCGCTCATTGGCGGAGTCTCGACGGCCGCCGGCGAGATCGTGACGCCCGACACGGCGCTGCAACTGTCGACGGTATGGGCCTGCACGCGCATCCTGGCCGAGTCGGTGGCCCACCTGCCACTGGGGATCTACGAGCGCACCGCCGACGGTAAACAGCCGATGCCGAAGCACCCGCTGTACCGAGTCCTCCACGACGAAGCCAATCCCGACATGTCGGCGATGGACTTCCGCATGGCGATGATGGTCAACGCCTGTCCCTGGGGGAATGCCTACGCGCGAATCACGCGCAACAAGGACCGCGTGATCGGCCTATGGCCTCTGCGCACGCCGCAGATGCGCATCAAGCGCGACACGGGCGGGCGGCCGATCTACGAGTACACCGAGAACGGCAGCCCGAAGGAATATCCGGCGTCTGAGATTCTGCACCTCCGCACTATGTCGATGGATGGAATCACGGGGCTGTCCCCGATCGTGCAGGCCCGCAACGCTGTAGGCCTGGCACAAGCGCTCGAACGCTACGGCTCGGAGTTCTTCGCGAACGGAGCCGTGCCGCTGACTGTCCTTGAGCATCCGGCAACGCTCGGCGAAGTGGGCGCGAACAACATCCGGAAGTGGTGGGAGGCTTTCTTCTCTGGCCGTGGCAACCGGCACAAGGTCGCCATCATGGAGGAGGGCATGAAGGCATCCATGCTGGCCGTGGATCCGCAGAAGGCGCAGGCGCTGGAGCAACGGCATTTCCAGATCGAGGAAATCGCCAGAATTTTCCGCGTGCCGCTCCACATGATCGGCGAGCTCACCCGGAGCACAAACAACAACATCACCATGCAGTCGCTGGAGTTCGTGATTTACACGTTGCTCCCTTGGCTGGAGATGTGGGAACAGGCCATCAACCGCTCCCTGTTGACCGACGTTGAGAAGGGCTCCGTCTATGCCGAGCACAGCGTCGAAGGCCTGCTCCGCGGCGACACCAAGAGCCGATACGAAGCCTACGCTGTGGGACGCCAGTGGGGCTGGCTGTCGATCAACGATATCCGACGGCTCGAAAACATGAATCCGATCGAAGGCGGGGACGTGTACCTGCAACCTCTCAACATGGTAGACGCTGCCAATCCACCCTCCGTGGCAGATATGACAACGCCAGCGAAGATGCTGGCACTCCTGAAGGCAGCATGAACCGAAAACAATTCGATTTCAAGGTGAAGGAGGTTACCGCTGAGGGCCTCCTGACCGGGTACGCGAGCGTATTCGGCGTTCTCGATTCCGACTCCGAGGTGGTCGATAAGGGGGCCTTCAAGCGCACCCTGGACCACAAAAAGGGCGTCGTTCCGGTCCTCTGGCAACATGACCGGACGCGTCCTGTCGGATGGGGCCAGAGCGCGGAAGAGGACAGCCATGGGCTGGCCGTGAAGTTCCAGTTGTTGCTCGACACCGAGGCCGGCCGCTACGCCTTCGAGTTCGCGAAGAAGGGTATGGAACTCGGCGGCAAGGTCGGGCTGTCGATTGGTTTCCGCGTGCCTGCGAATGGCAGCTACGTGAAGGACAACGTCCGCCACTTTCGCGAGGTCGAATTGCTCGAATATTCAGTCGTGACGTTTCCGGCAAACGTCGAGGCGGCAATTACAGGCGTGAAGCGCGGCGCGTTGCCGCAGAAAGGCAAGGCCATGGATTTCAATTCTGCGCTGGCCGCGCAAGCCGTCGAGCAGGAACTGTATAAGGAGCGCTGGAACATCGAGAGTGCGCTCGACGACGCGATGGAAGCGTGTATGGAAGACGACACGATGGCACTGCAAGAGAAGCAGTCCGCCGCCGCCGACAACATCAGCCAGTACGCCGTCGCTCTCACCGACTGGTGGCAACGCAAACTCGCCGCCGAGGCAACGGAAGAGCCCGCGGCGAAGGCCGGCCGCGCCATCAGTGCGGCTACCGCAAAGTCTCTCGCGCAGGCGCTCGATCACATCACCGCCAGCGACATGAACGCCAAGATGGCGGCCGCGTGCCGCACGAAGGCAAAGAAAGTCCTAAATCAGATTCTCGGATCCGAGCAGGCAGTAACGGACGTCAACAATCCCAATCCTGCAGGCAAGTCAGACGAGGATGAACTGGCCGAACTCGCCGCAATAACTGCCGAGTTCGCCAAAGCAATTCGTTAGTCAGTCGTCTAAAGTCGCGACCCGGCAAGTCCACTCGCGCGCAACAAAACCCAACAATGGAGAACCTACAATGACGGTTGCTGAAACCATTAAAAGCAACGTCGAGCAGGTTGGTCGCGCGTTCGAAGAGTTCAAGGTGGATTTCACTAAGAACCAGAAGGACCGCGACGGCCTGACCGAAGAGAAGCTCAAGCGGATGTCTGACGACATCGGCAAACTGCACGAGCAGATCGTGCAGCAACAGGACCAGATCAAACTCGCCGCCGACCGGCCCGCTCCTGCGGATCCGGAAGAGGCGAAGGCCGCGAAGGCCGACGCCGAACTGTTCTGCAACATGCGCCGCGACCTTCAGGTGTCCGAGCGGAAATACCTGGAGCCCGACACGGCCTCACTGGTGCCCTACCGCAAGGCGTTTGACCGCTATTGCCGCGTAGGTGCCGACATGCTCTCGCCTGATCACCGCAAAGACATGTCCGTTGGCAGCGACCCCGACGGCGGATACTTTATCCTCCCGCCGACCATGGCCGCCACCATCGTGACGCGCGTTTATGAGTCCACGCCCATGCGCGCGCTCGCCTCGCAGATCACCATTGGCACCGAGCAGTATTCGGTTCCGGAAGACCCGAACGAGATCGGCGCCGGGTGGGTGACGGAAACCGGAACCCGCACCGCCTCTACCACGCCGCAGGTCAACAAAAAGACGATCACGCCTGAGGAAATGTACTCCATGCCTCAGGTCACCCAGAAAATGCTCGAAGACGGCATGATCAACATCGAGCAGTATCTGGCCGGCAAGATCGCAGACAAGTTCGCTCGCCTGGAGGCCACCGCCTTCGTGTCCGGCACCGGTGCCGGCCAGCCGCGCGGCTTCACCACTTACACCAGTGGCACCACCTGGGGCTCGACCATTGAGCAGGTTGTCTCGGGCAACTCCTCGGCCTTTACCTACAACGGGCTGCTCAACATCATGACCAGCCTGAAGGACAAGTATCACGCCAATGCCAACTGGCTGATCAAGCGCGCATCCATCGCCTCCATCATGCAGTTGACGGACGGCTCGAACCGCCTCATCTTCCAGCCCATCCAGGGCGGGAACTTCAACAATACTCCGCTGCTTGGCTATCCCATCCGGTATGCCAACGACATGACGGCAGTCGCGGCCAACGCACTCGCCGCGGCCTTCGGCGACTTTAAGGCGGGCTACCTGATCGTAGACCGCGTGGGTATCTCGACGGTGCGCGACAACCTCACCAACAAGCCCTACGTGTTGTTCTACACGCGAAAGCGGGTGGGCGGCGACGTGATTGATACCGACGCGATCAAAATCCAGAAGATCTCGACCTAAAGGCCAACTGACGAAAGGAGACAAACACAATGGCAAAAGATCTCGTAAACAATATCCTTGCGGTCACTGGCCTGGTTCCGGCAGTTCGCACCACGACCACGTTGTCGGCTAAGTGCGATCGTCGCGGTTATCAATCCGTGGTCGCTGATTTCAATGTTGGCGCCTTCGGCGACACTGCAAGCGGCTCGGTGTATATCGATGCTGAGCTTCAGGAATCCGACGACGACTCCACCTATACCGCCGTCGCCAACGCGGACCTGCTGTTCCGCACGGGCTCGGCGCGCACCTCGAACGCCGTCGGCACGTTCTTCAGCTCGAAGACGACCGGCGCCGCCGACACCGGCTCGGCGATTTACTCCGTCGGCTACCGCGGCAATAAGCGGTACCTGAAGGTGAACGTCCGCCATACCGGCACTCACTCGACCGGCACGCCCTACGCCGTGTCGTTCCGCAACGGCCATCCGGATTACGCTCCGGCTGCCTAACTCCCCAAGGGCGGGCTTCGGCCCGCCCGCCTCCTAACCATATGCAAGTCGAAATCCTAGTCCCGTTCCAAAACTCGCCCGACGGTCACCGTCTCGAGTGGCTTCGTGCCGGCGACGTTATCGAAGTCACTGACTCGAACGCGGCATGCCTGATTCGTCAGGGCAAGGTCCGCGAAGCCAAGCGCGAAAAACCTGGCACCAAGAAGCAATACGCCTGATGGCCGCACTCTTCCAACTCATCTCCAATGGCTACCCCGACTCGACACGCGGGCGCTGGTGGAACGTGCGCCAGGTGGCCGAGCCCGACGTCGAGCCTCTGTCGCTGGCCGAAGTCAAGGCACACTTGCGGGTGGTCGATGATGACTCGGAAGACTCGACTATTGCCAACCTGATTGCGACGGCGCGCTCTTACGTCGAGAACTTCACTGGCCGTGCGCTGATCAGCCGCCAGTTCAACGCGATCTATACCCGATTCCCAAGCGACCGCCTCCAGTTGCCAGTTATGCCGCTGGTGAGTGTCGATGGCGTGTTCTATACCGACTCCTCCGAGGCTGAGCAGACAGTTTCATCTTCGCTCTATGTGGCCAACACCCGCGTGGAGCCTGCCGAGGTGGTTCTGAAGCTGGGCAACACGTGGCCGAGCGCCACGCTGTCTCCGTCGTGGCCGGTGCGGATCCTGTTCACTGCGGGCTATGGCGCCACGGGCGATACCGTGCCGTATCCCATCCGCCAGGCCATGCTGCTGCATATCGGGCACATGTTCCTCAACCGTGAAGCCGTCGGCGGAAAGATGGAGTCCGTTCCGATGGCCTTTCGCTCGCTGCTGGATGCGTATCGCGTTCCGCTGTCCATCTAAGGAGATCCTATGGCAATCACTGTGCGCGATGCGCAAACATCTTTCTCGCAGTTCAAGGAGAATCTACCTTGTTTTGTGCCAACCGTGGCCGAGGATATCGAGACTCAAGACTGCTGGGTAGAGTCGATCTCCCTTTCGCATGTCAGCACCGGGGCCGTTACTGTGACCATTTCGGACAAGCAAGGCACGGCAGTAAAGCACGTCAACGTGGTCATGAGCGACGGGGACCTCATCAACAACGTCTACGCCAATCGCCTGTTTTATGGCGGCATCACTGTGGTCGCCGATGTCGCCTCCAAGGTCACGATGCACGTTCGCTGGAAACGATGAACGCAGGCCAACTCAACACGCGGTTCGCTTTCGAGCAGGCACCCGTCGAGCGTTCCGCCACCGGGCAGAATCGCTTCGACTGGGACCACGCCGAGACCGTTGCTGAGCGCTGGGGCCGCTTCGTGCCGAAGGGCTCGCGCGAGTTCGGGATTGCCTCCCAGCAGTTCGCCGGTACCGAATGGTTGGTCGAGTGCCGCGGGCGGGCCGCGGTGAACGGGAAAATGCGGATCCGAACCTCTGCGGGCCAGGTCATGGAAATCTCGGGCATCTACTCGAACGACGGAAAGCCGCCGACGCAGGCCGACATGATCTTCGTCGCCTGCAGGGAAATTCCCAAGAAGTGAACACCAAAGTCCAACTCGTCGGCTCGTCGCTGGCAGTTCGCGACCTGGCGCAGCGTGCAGCAGTCCTCGACCGCGCAGGAGCCCGCAAGGTGTTCCGCGAAGCCGCGGCCATGGTCCGCGATGCAGCCCGGCGCCAAGCGCCACGGAGCCGCGATAGCGAGCACCCGGGCCAACTGCGCAAGGCTATCACGTCGTTCCTGTCGAAGCGCAAAGGCGGGCGCACTCGTCGCCTGGAGGCGTTCGCCTCCGTGAATGTCCGCAAAGGTCGCGTTGTCGCCAAGCACGGGCTGATCATCGAAGCCGGCCGCAAGTCGGTTTCGAAGGTAAAAGCCAAGGCGCTGAAGTTTTCGATTAAAGGCAAGGCTGTTTTTTCGGCCACGTCGCGGGCCGTGCCTGCGAATCCGTTCTTTCAGCGTGCGGTCGATGCGACACAGAGCCGGGCATCGGCGCATGTTGTTTCTGGCCTGTCGCGAATCATTGAGACGAACACCGATTGACGCTCGAACAAGTCATCTACGAAGCTCTGACCGGCAGCGCAGCCGTCGTCGCACTGGTCGGCGACCGCATCTATCCGGACTGGAACGAAGTGCCCGTTACGCCCGACGAGATGGTCGAAGACTTCGTGGTCTACCAACTCGAGAGCGAGACGCAGGACGACGTCCTGGAAGGGTTGTCTGGGACGTTCGGCGACCTGATGTTCACCTCGGTCTACTCGCTCACAGTGGCGGCGCGGACGAGCGACCAGAAGGCCGCTATCGTCAACGCCTGCAAGGATGCGCTCTACGTGCGCCCGGCTGACTCGGTGTTGATCGTAATGAACGCGCGCCTCTCGGCCTGCAGGGACGAAACCACAGAAGATCTGATCGCGGCGGGGTATCGGGTAAGAACACTTTTTTGGGAGTTCGCGTGGCGCAAAACGTAATCGAAGGATGGATGACAGAGGCAGAATTGCGCTGGCTTGGCCAGATCGCCGGTCGCATGTCTTCGTGTGTCGAGGTCGGCTGTTGGAAAGGCCGCACCACAAGCGTGTTGCTCGACAACTGCAAAGGTCCGGTGTATGCCGTCGACCACTGGCAAGGCTCGAAAGATGAGCGCGACGGCCCACACCGCGAGGCGGTAGAGCGGGATATCTTCGAGGACTTCCGCGCGAATGTCGGCGACCGCGAGAACCTCCGCGTGTGCCGCGGCGAGTCCGCTGTTGTTGCGGCCACCGCCGAGCCCGCAGATTTCGTGTTTATCGACGCCGGCCACACCTACGACGAAGTGAAGGCCGACATTGAAGCGTGGAAGCCGAAGACCCGTCGCATCCTTGCAGGCCACGACTACCACATGCCCGAAGTGCGGCAGGCCGTCGACGAGGCGTTCGGCTCATTCGTGCGGCAGGGGCCCGGCGCTATCTGGTACGTCTCACTTCCCATCACGAAAATCATGATCGGGACACCGGCCTATGGCGGCATGGTGACTGCGGGTTACACCGCCAGTCTTCTCGATACGTTTGTGAATGTCGGCAGTGAGCACCTGAGACTGGAACTGCACGGCAACGAGTCACTTGTGCCGCGGGCGCGCGTGTCCATCGCGGGCCGCTTCCTGTCGAGCGACTGTACGCACCTCTTGTTCATCGATGCCGATATCCGTTGGGACTGGCGCGACATCGTGCGCCTCGTGAAGACCGGCAAGGACGTCGTCGGCGGCATCTACCGCAAGAAGCAGCCGGAGGTCCGTTACCCTGCGAACTTCGTGCCCGGCACCGCCGACAATCTTCCGTTTGACGAGGCGTCGGGGTGCTTCGAAATGCTCGACCTACCCACGGGCTTCATGATGATCAGCCGTGCCGCAATGGATCGCATGGTCGCCGCGTATCCAGAGACGCGCTGCATGATCGGCGAGGGCGGATGGGACTCCGAATGCAACCAGAACACCTACCTGCTGTTCGACATGCCGATTGATGAGCACGGCATGCTCCTGAGCGAGGACTTTGCCTTCTGTAGGCGCTGGCAGCGGATCGGCGGTAAGGTCTGGATGCTGCCAGATATCGAATTGGGTCACACCGGCCCGCATGAGTTCGCCGGCAAGATCTCAGACATCATCACCCGGCAGGACGACGCGCAACCTATCGCCGCGTAGGCGGCGCACACCACACCAAGGAGAATCTCATGGCCGTATATTCCACAGCCGGGTCGTATATCCAAATCAACAATGGCAGCCTTGCCAATGTGTCGCACCCGGAATCCATCAGTGGTCCGTCGGGTTCCAAACAGGAAATCGACACGACCGCGCTTGATGACACCGCAACCACGTCCGTGGCCGGCGCGCCCGACTATGGCGAAGTACAGGTGTCCTGTTTTGCCGACGGCGCAGATGCCGGGCAACTCGCAGTCAAATTCGTCTACGACGCTGGCACCACCAAGGGCTGGAAGATCGTGACGCCCGGCGGCACCAATAATTCCTACACTTTTAACGGCTACGTGAAGTCGTGGTCGCTGAACCTCGGCAAGAACGCGCCCGGCAAGATCGACTTCACCGTGAAGGTGACCGGCGGCGTGACCGTTAGCTAATTCGCTCTATGACAACCCACCCACCCATTCCTGACGAACTTTTCTACCCGATTGATTGCCTCGACCGCAAGCGGCGCATGTACGCAGGCCCGAAGCAACTGTCGGCAATCCAAAAACTCACCGGCAAAAGCCTGTTCCGTGGCGAGAACTTCATCGACGCGCTGGAGGCCGAGCAGTTGCCGGAACTGTTGCGGATCCTGTGCGCTACTGATGACCCGACCGTGACCGCTGAGCAAATCGAGCCGTATTGCTGCCTTGGTTCGCGATTGACGCGGATCTTCGAGGCGCTGGGCGACTTCATTTCCGGTGAACCATCCCCTTTGTCGCCTGGCGGGCCTTCTGCCGTATCGACCTCGGCTTAACACCCGCCGAAATAGACTGCCTGTCCTGGCAGGAGTTCGTGGCCTACTCCGAGCGCTGGCTGGAAAACAGGCGATTTTTCAGCCGTCATGTCGCACTCCCGACATGGATCTTATTCAATGCGCATTCCAAAGAATCCCGACCAATCGAGGATTTTCAATTGGTCGCGGATCAGCAAAAAGAGCCCGAAAAGAAGCAGTCCTTTGACGAGCAAGCATTAGCATTCGGCGAGCGCATCAAGGCGATAAACGCGCGCTATGGCATCACTTAATCAGCTAACAGTAAAGATCACGGGGGAATCGTCCTCCTTCGAACGGGCGGCCGCGTCCGCGCGGAAGTCGATCGAGGATCTCGAGTCTACAGTAAAGCGCGTCGGTGCTTCGCTGTCGGCCACGCTGAGCCTGCCTCTCGCAGGCATCGCTACGCTGGCGGTGAAGTCGGCGGCGGAAATGGACAGCCTGAAGCGCGGGCTGACCGCCGTCGCCGGATCCTCCGCCGAAGCGTCGGCGCAATTGGAGCGGCTGAAGAAGGTCGCCGAACTGCCTGGGCTCGGGTTCCGTGAAGCTGTCCAGGGCAGCATCAATCTGCAGGCGGCCGGCTTTTCCGCTGAGACCGCCGAGCGCGCGCTGAAGGCCTTCGGTAACGCGCTAGCCACCGTCGGCAAGGGCAAGGCCGACCTCCAGGGCGTTATTCTCGCGCTGTCGCAGATCCAGTCGAAGGGCAAGATCTCCGCCGAGGAGATCAACCAACTTGCGGAGCGCCTGCCGCAAATCAGGGTGGCGCTGAAGGATGCCTTCGGCACCGCCGACACGGAGGCAATTTCGAAACTCGGCGTGTCGTCGAAGGAGTTTGTCGAGCGCGTCATTCGCGAGTTCGAAAAGATCAAGCCGGTGACCGGCGGTATTCAAAACGCCTTCGAGAACCTGAGCGACTCGGTAACGTCCACACTGGCGAAGATCGGCCAGTCTCTGCTGCCGTTCGTCGAGTCCGCCGTCAATATTCTGTCGAACCTCTTGAGCAAGGTTTCCGACGTGGCCGACGGGTTCCAGAAACTCTCGCCGGCGGTACAGAGCGCTTTTATCGGATTCGCGGGGGCGACGGCCGCCGCCGGGCCTATCGCGCTGCTGGCGGCCCGCATGGGGCTGCTGGAAGGCGCCGGGGCGTCGGCGGCGGCTGTACTGACCGGCCCGCAGGGAATCATCGTTGCGATGGGCATCGGCCTGGCCACGGCTGCTGTAGCCGCGGCTGCCGATATCGTACGGCTCAATGATGTGCTGGACAAGTTCTTCGACCAGCAAGAGAAGCTGGCGCAAGGCAAGCAGGCCAAGGGCATCGCTGACCTGTTCTCGAACCCGAACGGGACCGCGCAGACCATCAACCAACTGAAGGCCGCAGCCGCGGCGAGCGAAGAGGCCCGTGCGCAATTCAAGGGCTTCGGCAAAGGCATCAGCACCGACCTCCAGAAGCAACTCGGCGACATCAACGTCCGAGCACTCGGCAGCGCCACGGAAGAACTCGACCGCGCGTTCCGCATTCTCGGCTCCAAGACCACGAAGGACTTCAACCGGGAACTGTCGAGTTTAAAAGACGCGATGGAAACCGTGCGTTCCCAGTTCAAGGCGGGCGAGACGGACATCGGCGCACTGAACCGGGCGACCGAAGCCTACAACAAGAAGCTGAAGGAACTCGGTATCGAGACGAGCAAGGCGAAGCCGCTGGCTTCCCTGTTTAATCTGGGTGAGCAGGAAATCACTGGCCGCTTCCAGGCCGGCCTGCAGTTGGCCGCGAAGGCCGTTGCGGATTTCATCCTCGCATCGGAACCCATCGGCACCAAGTTGCCGCTTGAAACAGCCAAGCTGGGGGACGCCTACTTCGCGGTGGCTGAGCGCATCGACTCTTCCGGCAACCGCGTGCGCTCGCAGATTGTGGCATTGACGGACGAGGTGGATATTCTCCGTCAAAAGTTTTCGGACCTCAATAAGGTCGCGCGAATCGACGTGGAGATCAACAAGCAGGGCGAAGTCAATCAGCGGAAAGGGACGCCATTCGAGGCCGTAGATCTGCTTGGGGCGAGTTCCTCAATCGAGCTCCGCAAGCAGGCAAACGCGGCTGGAGACGCATGGGAGAGGCTGCGCGGCTTGTGGCAAGAAGGAAAAGCCACCGAACTTGACGTGAAGACGGCCCGCGAGCAATGGGAAGAGGCGGAAGCACGAGCGGTCGGAAAGGTCGTCACTCACACCAGGACGCGCATTTCCAATTTCCAACAGCTTGCTCAGTCCATCCGTCGCTCCATAGAGTCGATCTCTGACGGCATCATCGATGTGATTTCCGGCGCTGCCAGTATCGGCGAGGTGTTCCGTGGAATCGCGTTGAACATCTCTCAATCGATTCTGAAGTACGTCATCAACGAAGGCCTCGCCCTAATGGGCAAGGAGCTCGCGAAACTTGGCGGGCTGCTGGGTTCGCTCGGTCGCCAATTGGCGAGCATCTTCGGCAACTCCTCTGCCGTGGCGTCGGCGGCGGGCACGGTGGCGAGCACGGCCGGCTCTGCGGGCTCCGCGGCTGGCTCTGCTGCGGGTGGCGTCGGTTCGGCCGCCGCGGGGCTTGCGGGCGGAACGATCCTTGGCGCAGTCGGGGCCATTTCGTCCGCCGTTACCGCCGTCTTCGCGGGCCTGCAGTTCTTTCAGGGCCGCCGCATGGAACAGGACATCGGCAGGATAGAAGTCACATCGCGCTCGATCTTCAACGAAGTCTCGAACATCCGCAAAGACATGCAGGCGCAGTTCGACGGCTCATTCGCCCGCCTGGGCGACGTGTGGAACACGCTGCAACACATCGACGAGGGACTGTCGGGTATTCCGTTCTCGTCGTCCGGGTTCAAGTCCGCGCAGGGCGTCACCATCGCCGGCGATGTTGTGGTCAACGACCCTGTAGGCAATGTCGACGACCTCATGGCAGGCATCAGCCGACGCCTGAAGGCCAAAGACCGCGCGTTCGCTGCCGCATAAATGGCAATCACCGTCCACGTTAACGGAACCGACCAATCCTCCAGGGCGCTGCTCGGGAGCTTGCGCCTCAACTGGTCCTTGGGCTCGCGGGCAACCGCGTCCGTGACCTTCCGCGACGACGGCTCATGGACGCCTACTATCGGGCATTCCTTTGAGGTGAAGATCGGCTCCACGGTGATCATGGGCGGCGTGATCGACGAGTGGTCGCAGTACGATCCAACCGGAATCACGACTCTCGTCTATTACTTTGAGGTGCTGGTGGTCGGCTGGGAGATTCGCCTGGATAAGCGCGTCGTGAACGCGCAGTCCTATGGAAGGGAGCCAGTAAGAGCCAATGCGATCAGTGATGTTCTCACCTTCGAAGACACGAATCCGTTCGCTGCAAACGCACCAGTGCAGATTCGGACCTCGGGAACTTTGCCGTCTGGGCTCTCGGCCTCCACGACCTACTATGTCGTCAATGGGACCTCGACAACCTGTCAGCTATCGGCGTCTTCCGGCGGATCTGCGATCAACTTCACCACCGATGGAACCGGCGATCACTGGCTGATCTGGTGTGCGGGCGCTGCTGTCAAAAAGTTGGCCGACTTCTGGGGAGCCTTCGAAGACTTCTCGCCGGGCACGATCCGCCCGGGCGCAGGCGTCGAGACGCTGGCGTTTGAATGGCCAAAGATAAGCGAGGTGATCGACGCGCTGGCCCGGCTATCGGGCTATGTTTGGTACATTTCTGGCGACCGCCGGCTGAACTTCGTGCCGCGTACCGAGTTTGCTGCACCCTTCAATGTGGCGTCACCCTTTGGCCAGAACGTTCTCGCCGAAGGCCTGAAGGTCCGACACACAAACGAAGAATACGGCAACTCGATCCATCTCCGAATCAACGAGAATGCCTTCGCCTCGGTCCTGACCACCTTTACCGGCGACGGTTCGAAGCGAAAGTTCCGCCTGGCAACGATCATCAAGACGGTGTCCAGCATATCGAGATCTTCCGCGTCGGGCGTCGAGCAGGCCGTCGGTATCCTGGGGGTGGACAGCGGCAAGGATTGGTATTACGAGGAAGGCGGCCACTGGATCTATCAGGACGCGGGCGGTACCGTGCCTGGTGTCGGCGAAAGCATCTTCGTCTCCCACAAGGACTACGGCTTCGATGCCAGGACCGCCGACGATACATCGGAGCAGTCCGCGCGGGCTGCGGTTGAGACCAGTACCTCCGGTATCTACGATCTGGTCTTGAGCGATGACAACATCCTGAACACCTCGGCTGCCGATACGCTGGCCGCTTCGCTGTTGTCCAGGTACAAACTGGTGCCTGTCGAACTGACTTTCACGAGCCGTACTGATGGCGTCCTGCCCGGGCAGCTGATCCCGGTCAACCTGCCGCTGTTTGGGATCTTCTCCGAGTCGTTTCTCGTCAACGATGTGAGTGCGCGTCAAGACCGCGTTGTCGGCGGGCTCCTGCGGTACACGGTGAAAGCGATCAGCACGACCCGGCTTGGAACAGCACTCGACACGTTCCGTTCGTTCCTGGGCGGCGGGAGCGCGGGCGGCGGTACAGCAGTGGGCGGCGCCGGTGGCGGCAGCGGTTCGGCGAGCATCTACTCCGAAGTCGTGACACTCTCTGCCTCCAGCACGGTCGTCTCTTCGACGGCGACGCCGATGTCCGGCACGGCGCTGTTTTTGACCATCCGGCAGGACGCCACTGGGGGCCGCCAGATCACGTGGTCGGCGCAGTTCGACCCGCTGACGCCCGTCGATATCCCGATGGGTGCGAGCGAGAGCAAGTCATTCTGGTTCGCGGGCAACTCCGCAAACCTGTGGGAACTGCCGGGAGCAAAACTTTCGTAGGAGGAAACGAATGGAAATCAGATATTTGACAACTGGATGGCTGAATGAGCCGGGCGACAAGCCGGTCAGGGTAGACAGCATTGAGGCGGCGGTCCGAAACGCTTCGAGTATGGCATTCGGATTCGTTGCGGGTGGCCGCCGTTACTACATTGGCGGAGTGCTCAAGAATTATGAGCAGGTTGCACAGGGACCCATGAAAACAGCCGCCTGGAACATGCGCATGAATGGCTGGAACGTGTACGTCGAGACGGTTGGCGGGCGTCACCTGTTGCCGTTCCAGAATGGTGATGTGCTGATCGAGCCCGCACAGATGGCCGTGAATGGCGTGACAGTCCCTGTCTTAATGGCGATTGCTTAAAGCCGGGAGCTTTCATGAAGATTTATCAATTCCTTGTCACCATGGCGCTGTCGGTAGCGTTTACGGCAGCGCTTGCTGTTACGCTGTGTCGCATGATTGATACCGATTTCGAACGCGAGCGCCGCCGCAAGATCAGCAGGGGCGTGCCGGGAGCAAAACTTTCGTAAGGAGAACCGAATGGCGCGCGGAGACCTGACGATACAAGGCCAAATCGTTTCCGTAAATCCTCCGGTGGTGATCATGCCGCTTGGCGGACGACACAAGATCGCTATCAAGACCAGTTTTGGGAAACCACACGAAACTGTTATTACGGTTGACGGAAAGGAACTAAGGGGCGTGACCGGCATCGAGTTCTATCAACGTGTTGAAGGTGTTCCACGTCTCGTCATCGAAATGTTTGCGGACGTTGAGATTGAGGCAGCAGAGGCAGAGGTCCACGAGCGCTAGTATGTTGCTGGTTTTATATTTCCTGGCGTTGTCGGCATTCGGCCAGACCCCGGCATCCTCGCTCATCACCGTGTTACCGAAGTCAGACGGCAGCGCGACGGGCTGCCTGAACTTCCGCGAACTCGCGAGCAACGGGCTCAACTATGGCTGCCTGAAGGCTCCTTTGGACATCTACACCAACCGCACCGTGACGATGCCGGAGTACACGACGACACTGATTGGCGACCAGAACTATGCCTTCGGCTCGGCCTTTGCCATCCGGGGCACACGGGCCAACGGCACAGAAGCCTCGCCAACTGATGTGGTGGCAGGCAACACCATGTTCCAGTTCCTCGGGAGAGCCCGTAGCGGCGGCTCCTTGGTCAATGCCGCCGGTATAAATTTTCTGGTGGGAACGGCATCCCCATTGACGACATACGCCACCATCGAACTGAGCAACGCGAGCGTATTCGGCACCGCGTATGCCTTCGAGATTGGCAAGTTTTACTCGACCAACACGCCCGACGTCGGCATGTCCATCTATCGCTTCGGCAACTTCTACGGGCAGACCGCAGACTTCTCGATTCCAGGCACCGCCGATACTTCGTGGGTCACGACTCAGAACTTCCAGATCCTCGACAACAACGGTGGTACCGCGTTTTGGCGCTGGAAGGGGTACGCGAATGCCATTAACAAGTACGTGTGGCTCGAAGACGACGCTGGCGCGCAGTACGCCGTCTTCCACACGCAACTCTCCGGCAACCCCTTCCGGTATGGCTTCCTGAAGGCAAACTGGGACCCGATGACGGACAACACTTATGCGCTCGGATCAAGTGGGCGGCGCTGGTCGGACGTGCGGTCTAACTTTGTCACCGCAACAGGAACCGTCCAGGCTCCTATTTTCGATCTCACGACCGGCTCACCGTCGAACGGCTACCGCGTGAACGGGGCAACCGTCATTGACCCGAGCCGCAACGCGACCTTCGTGGACCTCCATGTTACCGGCACCTGTACTGGCTGTTCTGGCGTGTCTTCCGCACCGCTCGGCGAAGTGAAGATCACCGACTACGGTGCGACCAGCAACTGCACCACGCCTACGACGGTGCGCACTGCGCTCGCCTCCGCACTGGCGGCGCTACCCACGGACAGCGCGGGAAAGAAATCCGGCATCGTCACGTTCCCTGCGGGCTGCTATGGCTGGGACATCGCCAGCGGCTCACTGCTGCTCGACCGCGCGGGCGCTACACCCATCGGCGACGTGTGGCTCGTCGGCGCGGGCGCTGGCTCCGAGTTCGCAGCGGTGGGCGCAGGAACAGAGATCAGAGCCATCGGCAGCGCACCGGCAAGCGCGACGGCCATGGTCGAGTTCCGTAAAATCCTGGGCGGCGGGATCCGGAATATCCAGATCAATGCGGCGGGCGTCGGCAACACCCGAATCCTGAAGGTCAGGGAGACCCGCTTCGCCCACTTTGAGAACCTCCAGGGGCGGCGCTGGACATCGGGCCCGGGCCTAGAGTTCGCGACCGAATCCGGCGCGTCGGCTGGTTCCTGTCACAATAACTTCATCGGTCTCAACCTGGGCGATGTGA